TTATCATCAATTAAAGTTTTAAAGTTATTAATAACATCTCTAACTTTAAGGAGCTTAAGGTAATTCTCTATTAAGGGTTTTACCTTAGGATCATCTGAATAATCTTTCTTATACCTATTAAAAACTAATAGGCGTTCAGTGGCTGCCACTTCTTGTGATAGTTTGTCAACTGAAGCACTAGTATTGTCCTTATTATCCTGACCATCCTGTTCCATCATCTTGCTAGAGTAGTTTGGGGTTCTTGTGAAACTACTCTTGCTCTCATCTTCCTCTTCCGAAGAGTCTTCCTCCTCTTCTGATGCACTATCTTCCACGACAGCATACTTGTCGTCTTCTCTCTCTAACTGCACAGGGTCATACACAACAACCTGAGGTTTCTCCCTCTTAGGCAACTGAATAGAAGTGTCTTGTGTCTCTATCAATTGTCTCACCACAGCACGCCTAGAAGGTTTTTCCTCCGCAACGTCACCATAAATAGAGGTGAGATTGAGCAAGGCTTTTCTCTTCGCTGCGCCTGCACTTGGCAAATTGACTTTGACAACATCTGGCAACTTTATAGTTGTATAAAGAGAGAGTATACGTTTAACAGTAGGGACTTCTATTTCAAGGATGTCTTTATTTAAAAAGAACATCATCCATCTATTTTCTTCCTCACTGACTGTATGCCTCAATATGTCCGGTATAATCCTGTGTGTAGGATCAGAGCCTTCATGGGGGAGTTCGGTAGCGGGATCTATAAAAGTGCGTTTTATAGATTCGAAAGTGGCACAAGCAACCGTAAAAAGTACCTTATTATTAAAACAAGTGTACATCTGCGATAGCAAACGCGCTGCTTGATAAACGCGTTTCTTCTCCTTGGAGACAACGGTGGTAGAGTACACCATTGATCTAGCTATCCTACCCTCATCATAATATGGTGTGTAAACATCAAAATCCTCACCAGACGCAGAGTAATTAAACCAATTATAACATGCACCCAGAAACGGAAGCTCCAAAATACCAGTTTCAGTATCAAAGGTTTTAACGATATCCGTACCTTCTTTGATAATGAAACCAGAGTACAAGGCCGCTTCGGTAAACGCTCTTGAGGGTTTCATTGTGTTTAAATTCCTTCTACACCTGACATGAAAATGTGACATACAAAACATATCAATGAGAGTTGTTCCGGGAAGTCCGGAAGCAAGGCCTTTGTCCTTCTCAACAACTAAGTCACAAGGGAACAGGACCCAGTGTTTGAAAAGAAAGTCTACGTAAAACTGCAAAAACTTTTTGACATAACTCGTGTCAAAAACCTTCGGAGTAATACCACACTGCAAGAAAAAGTGCCTCATATGGGCCATGACAGTTTCTTTAAACTTGGGACCAAGAGACATATCCAAATGCTTCACGTCAGGTGCAGCATATTGTATAGTATCTCCTGTTTTCCAACAAAAATAACAGTCATCTCCAAATGAGATGCTTTTAGGTGCAGTTGTACTAGCAACCCAGTTTCTCAAACGTTCACCACCATTTAAATCGCCCTTCTGCAAAGAGGGACTAAATTTATACGCTGAAGCAGACGTATGATCATCTGTGAAGCAAGCAAGACCTTCTTGTACCAACTGAAAAATAGCAGATGCCATATAGTTGATAACATAAGAGCATGTATAGTATGGACGGCATTTTGCGGTGGCTTCGTCGATAGCAATAACTTCCTCCTTAGGCCTTAAATTAAGGAGAAACATACCAAAGTTATCTTCATAAAAAGACTTATAGGCCTTTGGATCGCCTAGAGTCTCAAGGAATCGATGAGCATAATCAAGGACAACTTCAAGGTCGACCTCCTCCTTCGGCACACAGACGCGTGCGACAGGGCCTTTCTTAGATTTCGATTTAGGATCAACTTCTTGAAAGAAAAGACCTGCCGAAGTAGTCTTGTCCATCGTAGGAGCAGGCCAACCAGTGATATGGTCAGCATGAAATAGGTCTTCAACTCTTGCCTTGAGACCTGGAGTGATTTTATATTTGAAGATTTTCACACATTCTGAAACATCTTCGTTAGAGAACTTTGGTTCCTTGTAATCGGCGAAAGCAACTTTCATACGATTTAAGACACCTGCCGTGGAACCTGTTGAGGCAATATACTCCATCAACATCGGCGGAAGGTCAACAGACCATTCAGTGAATTTTGCGAAAGTAGTACCATCTGCAGAGAGTAATTGGCACATCTGAGATGATCTAATCAGTTCATCTTTATAATTTAACGGGTCGACGTCCACAATGGAAAAACCGAGGTCTCCAACGGTACGTATAACATCTTTGCGAGTGGCATGTAATAAATTTGAGGGAGGCAATACTTGTTTCCATGGTAATTTGTCTCCTGTAACTCTTTTAATACTTTGACTATAGCTTGACATTGTTTCTTTTATATTATTGAATGATATTCAGATTCTTTCATCCTGTCATCTATTCTTTCATAGAAGTCCACTTGTTCTTGAGAAGAACAAGAAAGAACATGTTTCGGATAAGTAGTTAAAAACTCAAGCTGGTGTTAGCACCAGTATAGAGTTTACCGAGCCACTTGGAGCAGCTGTTATGGTAGTACCCGCAACAGTTACTGTTACTGTAAGAACATCAGTGGGCAACAGAACAACATATCCCTCAACATTAGCTGATATGAGGGTGGAAGATGGTGGTATAGGACCGAAAGGCACAGCAATAACCGGGGTGCCATTTTTGTTGATCGACAGAGTGGATGGTCCAGTAAGTGTGGCAGCAGAAACAGTGATCTGTGTGTACACAATCAAAGCTGCTGAAACACCAGGACCGATAACACCAGCTGTATTAACGATTCCATAAGGATTTGACAAAGAACTATTCCAGGGTACAGTAGCTGCTACCCCAGAGGTAAGTGGCAATGATGAGCTCTGGGTAAAAACCGCATTGGCGCGCCCATATGGCACATTTGTGACACCAGTCATCGGAGAGAAAAAATCCAGGCAATATTCCAGCCAAATTTCACCTACAACGGCAGTGTTAGAATTGTTACCAGATGCTACCACAAAAATGGAACCAACATCATAATCGGAGTATTCGGCTGCTATGATCGAATTCCTAATAAGGCGCCGTCTCTTCAACAAGTACGCAGGGACATCCACATAGGCATTCTCCCAAGAAGATACTCTCAATTTAATATCGAGATTCTCAACTTGGGTCAACGTTGTGGGTGCCCCATCGTCTGGATCAGGATTAAAAGCAATCACAATAATCCCTGTATTATTTGTACTAGTGGAGTTCTTGTAATGGATTCTAAGTGATCTAAACGAATACATATTGAATGACTGTGCCTGAGGAGCCAACCAAGGGAAAGTTAATACTAACCCTGGGTTAACCGAAAAGGAATTGGTCAAAGCAAATGAGGAGGTGCTACCTACAATAGCACCAAGGCTCTCCTCTATATTATCGTAAGGAAACCTTTTCTCTCGTTTTGGGTTGGTAACCATGATGGTTCCAGTTGCGGCAGGAGCCAACACAGTAGATACTGCATTGGTGCCGTTAGCACTTTTCTTAGTTTTGTTTTTCTTTGTTTTCTTCTGCATAGCAGAATTCATTTCAGTCTTTATAATTTTCTTCACTTCTTCTTTCTTCATGTTTGTTTATATACTTATTTTATTTTGCTCGAATAATTTTTCCTCCTAAGAGCTTCAAAGGAAAAATGGATGCAATATACTACGCAAATAAGAGGCAACGTGCTGTTG